ATCCCTGCGCTGATGCCGGTAATCCCGGACGCGGCGACGCCTAAATCGATCTCGCTGTCTCCGAGGATTTCGAGTGTGCCAGTGATCAATGGGTCGATGGCGTTGGCCTGCGCAAACGCGCCGTCCACGTCCGCGCGCGGGCCGACGATGGTGGTCGAGATTTCAAATTCCACGGATTGAATCGACGTGGGTGTGGAGATCGAGGTGATTCCGATGTCTGCGGGTCCTGCTGGCATGGTCTTGGAAAGGTTACGCGAACGCGGTTAGAGTGACTGTGGATTCTGGCACGCCTTCGGCAGTTTCGCTCACTCGAATCGATGTGGCTTTTGCTGTGCCGCTCGTAAATACTCCGGCTGTGACGGCGGTGAGCGGTGCCACGCCCACGAGATCAAGCGTGTGGGTGGTGGTGACGATCTTGGTCGGGATGTTGGCAATCGTGACGCCTGCTGCGCTGCGGTATTTGACGGTGCCGATGGAAGATTTAACGGCGGCTTTTTTCAGGACGCATCCGGTGGGGACGGTATATCCTGACGTGTTCGTTGCTCCGATGGTGGCTGGCATGTCTTTGGCGGGGTGTCAAATTCACTCCGCGCGGGAGTGGCCAGCTACCAGTTTGATTTCTCCGTGCCATGTGTTTTCGACGATGACGTTGCCTGCGCTGCGCACGAAAAACCCGTTGAGGTTGATGCCTTCGGCGGGAAAGGATTCTGCGACGGTGGCGGCGTCCTCGATCCACGCATAGAGCGCTTCGAATAGTTGCTCTTGTTGCTCTAGCGGATCATCGATCATCGCTGGCATGGCCGACCGGATGACCACCTCGGCTTTCCAGTATTGCCCCGCGACGCGCTCTACCGGTTCGTCGAGGACAACCACGATATAGGCCTCTCCGATCGGCAACTGCTGCTCGGATGACCCCGCGAGGATGACCGTGTCGGGAATGACGGACTCAATGGCCGCGCGCCATGCTTTTTCTACGAGGAGTGGGTTCATGGTGTGGAAACGAGGATGCTCCAGGCGGGGCGAAATTTCGGTGGGGTGGTGACGGTTCGTACCACTAGCGGCATCCCACGCACGATTATCTTCTCCCTCGGGAGCGGGGACGTGGGCACTACGGCAACGGGGATGTCGATGACAAAAGTCTGAGTCGAGGACCAGCCCCCCGCCTCGAGATCATACTCCGGCTCCCGGCTGGATACGATGGCGGTGATCTCGTTGCCTCGAAACGTGACAGCCTCGCCTAGCTCCGCGAGGATCTGCGTGAAGCCCTGGGCGAGTAGTGCGGCGGCTTGTGACATACAGCGATGGACGAGTGTCAAAAGCAAACCGGGCAGACCCTTTCAGAGGGCCTGCCCGGCGGCGATGGTGGGTTGCGGGTGAAGTGGCGGACTAGCCGAGGAGCGTGCCGACAAACTCTGGCTTCCAAACTTTTGCTTGGTAGTAGCAGGTGATGTCGAGGGCGTTCATCTTGTAGCCCTTGTAGGTCGAGACGTTGAACGACAGGCCTGTGGCCGGATCGAACAAGTTCATGCTGTCCGTGGCTGCGTCTCCGCCGTATGGCTCGGTAGGCGGGCGCATGACGAGCTCGATGGCTGCGCGGTGAAACGCGATGTTGCCAGTGTAGTTCGCTGCGACTGTGAGTGCGCGGGTGCTGGCTCCGGTCGCTTGGCGCAAACCGGGGGCGTTGAGAACAACCGTGCCGCCGTCGGAAACGTCTGTGTCGCCTGTTTTGACGACGTAGACGTTGCCTGTGTCTGCGGCGATGCTGAGGGCATCACCGGCGACGATGGTGCCTGTGCCTGCGGCACTGAGTGTGAGGCTGGTCGCGCCGATTGCGAAACCTGCGTTTGTGATCGTGGGCGATCCGCCGAGCGTGCCCTTGGTGTGGAGTGCCACGCCTGCGGATTCTTTGATCGAGAATCCGAAGAGGTTGAGCAATTCACCGTTGCGGAGAGTGTCGGATGTTCCGGCCTCGTTGGCTTTGTAGAGGTTCGCCACTTTGCGGAGGGCTGTGCCTGCGCTGTTGCTGATGATGAGCGAGAGCTGGCCGTCGGACATCGGGCACCCGTTGTCGGCGAGGATCTGCCGGACGTCTGCGAGTGGGTTGATGTTGGTCGCAAAGGGATTCGTCCCTGCGGTGCCGGTTGCTCGGCTGGAGCCGTTTTTTGCAACGGTGCCGACGTGTGCCTCGATCGTGTTGGCGATCGCACGCATCGCTTGAGCGAGCATGTAATCGAGTGCCACACCGCCGCCGGAGCTGTTGTCCAGTTTCTTGAACACTTCACCGTTGATCGGGATGCGGACGTTGGCCGTCTGGCCGATGGTCATGGTCTCGACTCCGATAGTCTGGTCGTCCGTGGCTGGCACGGTCATCGCCGGGGTGATCGAGGAGTTGACGGTCGGGGCTGCGGTGACGATCGAATTGACCGTTCCGTTGATGCTGATCCCCTCGCTGCCGCCGTTGACGACGATGGATGGGATGAAACCCACGAGTTCGCGGGCGACGATGTCACGAGCGCGGAAAAGATTTTCGGCAATCGCGGAGACTGTGAGTGTGTTTGGCATGGTGTTGGATTAGCTGAGTGTGGTGGTGAGTGTCTTTTGAGTGGGGATTAGCCGGTGATCTTTCCGCCGGAGCGCATGAATTCGTTTTGTTTGTCCACTGCGAGGGAGTCAAAGTCTGCGCGGGTGATCGTCTTGGCGGTTGGGGCTTCGCCGTGGATGGCGAGTTTGCTGTCGATGCCACGGACGGCGGCCAGTTGCTCGAGGCGGGCGAGGTTTTGCTCGGCGAGGGATGCGCGGGATTCGGCGGTGCCGAGGTTGGTTTGAAGTTCGGCGATCTGGCCGGAGCGGGCTTCGAGATCGGCGTTTGCCGTGGCGAGGTCGGCGCGGAGGGTGTTGATTTCCTCGACTTGGGTGGCGACGGTCTGCTCGGAGAATTCAGCGAGGGAGGTAGCGGCAGCTACGTCTGCGGTGAGCGTGGCGATCTGCTCGTCGCGGGCGGCGAGGGTTTCCTCGATGGTTTCAATCGCCGCGTTTGCTTCGGAAAGGGTTTTGAATTTCATTTCGACTATTTTGGGTTTGTCAAATTGCGACGTAGTTTTTGAAGAATTCGGCGGCGGAGGAGTGGAAGGAATCCACGAGGTTTCGATCCATGGCTTGCGTGCCTGAAAATGTCTGGCCTTGCATGGTGGAGTCGTCGATGAAGCGCTGGGCGGTGACTTCGGACTTGAAGTTGTGGTATGCTTCGTCCACCCGCTCTTGCAGAAACTCGCGCTCCTCGTCCGAGAGCGGGTTGCCTGGTAGCCCCATGGCTTTGAGTCGGCCAGCCTTGAAGAGGTTGAGACTGACGCCGGATTTTTCGAGGTAGGCGGTGAAGTCGTAAAATGCCATGTAAACGCCGATGCTCCCGACTTGTGCGCTGGGCGTGGCGTGGATGGAATCCGCCTGGCTGGCGAGCCAATAGGCTGCGGAGGCCATGAGGTCGTCAGTGAACGCGACGACGTGGCGGGTCTCGGAGAGTTTGCGCAGGGCTCCGGCGGCTTCGGACATGCCGGAGCTGATGCCGCCGGGCGAACGGAACCACAGGATCACGGTTTCGGCGGTGCTGGCCTCGATGTCGGCGATGACGTCGTCCACGTCGATCGCGTCCATGTAATACTTCTCGTCAGCAGTCCAAGCCCGCCCGAGCATGCCCCACAGGAGCGAAACGTGGACGTTCGCCGGGAGAGCCGGGAGTGTGCGCGCTGCTGCTGCTGCGGCGGCTTCGAAGTTGTAAACGCCGAATCCCGCAGGACCGGCTGCTGCGATGCGCTCGCGCTGGGTGATCGCTGCGGCGGGGTGCAGGATCATTTGCGTGAGGAGCGCGAGGTTCTCGGGCGCGATGGCCCATGGCTCGGTGAAGGCTTTGCGGAGAAGTGTGAGGTTCATCGGTGGTGAAGTTGGGGGTGGGTTTATTCGTCGTCGTCGTCGTCCGGCTCGGTCGGCTCGGTGTGCGTAGATCCGGCGGGCGGTTGCCAGACTTCGTAAGCGGATGGTGCGGGGCGTCCGGCTCGCTTGGCTTCCTCTTCGAGCATGGCTTGGCGTTTGAAGTAGCGGCGGATGACGCGGCGGTCCACGTCGTCGGGGTCTTTGCCTCGCAAGCCGTGGTATTCGTCGTCGTCGATTTTCCCTGTAACAAACCGCTCGTCATGCAACCGGCCTTCTCGTCCGAGATCGACTGTCATGTCAGCCGGGTTGATGATTTTGAGTCTCCACCAGTTTTTCGGGACTTCGACGCCGAGTTTCTCGAAGTAGCCTGTCGAGATCAGTTGCCAGGCGAAGAACGTCCAGGTGCGTTTGATGTATTGGGGCTCTAGCTGGAAAAATCGGACATTTCTGATGATGCGCTGCACGCGGTTTTGCATCATGCGGACCATCGTGCCTTGCCCTACTCCGGCGAGTGAGAAGATGTATTCCGGTGGGTAGAGTTGCGAAAATGCGACGTCGCGAAGGAGGTGGTTGTTCCAGTCGCTGGCGGATGCGGCTTTCGCGGACTCCACAAGGTTGACTTCGCGGCCTTCCGGGAGATCAAGGACGTCCACCTCGGTGCCGTCGCCGGTGACGATTTTTTGCACGATGGTCTGCGTCTTGCTGCCGTCGGGGTTGGTGACTTCCTCTTCGGCGACCTCGGTCGTGCCGGGCAGAAGGGAGATCCCTCCGTCTGCACCTTTGGACGTGATCGCGTAGGCGATACGGCCACGGAGCAGCTCGCCGGAGGTGTTGGCCTTTTCAATGTCGTCGATGGAGAAGAGCCTGTTGAGGCCGGGCTCAAGTGAGGATTTGCCACGGATGCGTCCGGGAAGGAGCGGGTCGTGGAAATGGAGGATGTCGGATTTTGGAACTTTGCGAACTTCTTCTTTCTCGCCGGACGTCTTGGAAGGTGTAACAAACCGATATGCTGTGGGCGTGCCTTGCGGCGTGAGGTAGATGCCGTCGGTGACGCTTTTGTCAGGATCGCCGAGGACTCCGCTCTCGCAGTGGTGCATCGGGATCAAGTTGAGCCGTGGCACAATGGATCCGGTGGATGGATCGGGCCGGAGGAGTTGGCCGAATAGCTCTCCATGCAAACGGATGGCGCGGCGGATTTTCATCTGTGCGCTGTAAAATGTGTCTTGCTGCTGGATGTCGAAGAACCGGGGGTCCGATCCCCACAAGTTGTCGAACCCTTCGTTGAGCGCGACGTTGAATGCCTCGCTGTCGGTGTCCGCTTTTGGCCACAGGCCGGTATCCACCTCATCGAGCGCGAGGCCGTCGATGACCATGCGGACGGCTCCGCTGTGGTTGTAGAGCCACTCGGCGTCGCGGGCGGCGTCCAGGCGGGTGCGCCGTTCCGACCAGTGGGAGACTTCAATGCCTGGAAAATAAAAGTAGCCTTTGTATCCGCCGCGATTGGCTGCGGATACGACGGATGCCATAGTGCGCGCGGGGGCGGTCTCGGCGGTGGGCCGGAAAATGGATTTGATGAAATCGATCATAGTCGGACTCGGAAACCGAGGGCTCGGCGCACCTTGCCGGGTGCAAATGGTTGATAATTGGTGTCGAGCTCTGAGCGGCGCTCGTGGAGCGCGGTGAGTAGTGCCTTCTGCGAAAAGTTGCGCTGGGCTCCGACGGATTGGCCCTCGCTGCTGGTCTGCGTGACGAGGGTGGCGGAAAGTCCTGTGGCGGCGAGGCGATCATACTCGGCCTTCCACGTTGCCGGGGGCGAGCCTGCGCCTAGCGAAACGAGGGTCGGAAAGAGGAGCCGGTAGTGCTGGAGCGCGAGAGTATAATCATCCACGCTTGAGCCGGGCTGTCAAAATGCGGGGGGGCTTTACTTCTTGGGCCGGTAGTGGGGGACAGGATACACGCGTCCGCCGCGAAGAACGAGGAATGAAGTTTTTTCCCACTTCCCGTCGCGGACCATACGGGCGAGTAGGTGATACGTGTGGGATTCGGAAATGTTCTCAGCTTTTGACCAGCCGGAGCTGGTTTTCCAGTCTTTCGGGACTGGCTCGGGTTTTGTTTTTGCTTGTTCAACGAGGATGCCCATAGGTTGTTTATTTCACTCCGGTTTGAAACATGATGTCGCCGAAGCTCATGCCTCGGTCGATGGTGATGTTGACCATCTGGAATAGACCGGTGCGCGATATGAAGCGCACGAGGTAGCCGTGGCACTGCTCGGTGGGGCGAGTGTGCGCGTAGTGCGGCTGGAGCTCGCAGAGGCATCCGGCATTCCAGGCGGAGATCATGCCGGTGCCGGGGAGGCGTTTCGTTTTAAACTCGGGGCGGTGGGTGTCGAAGAATACGACGTTCGCTGCGGTTTTGTTCAGCGCGACGGCGGCGGCGTTGGCTGAGTTGGAGAGCTTGTGGACGTAGAATAGCTTGTCGAGTTTGACCCAGCCGCGGACGGTGCATTCGCCGTGGATCTGGCCCTGCCGGTAGTAGGATATGCCACGGTCCCTTAAGCGGAGGACGTGCTCTGCGCAAAACGTGCGTCGTAAATACTCGACGTCTTTGGAGTGTGCCAGACGCTGGGGGAGCGCCCACCGCTCGACGCGCCACTCGTGGTTCCCCTCGAGGTAATGTATGTCGGGATCGCCAGCGCAGTCGGCGGCTTGGTCGAGTGCGATATTTGCGCGGGCTACATCGTCCTCGTAACTCTCGGTGGACTCGGCGACGTAGCCGAGGGTGTGGTGCTAGGCGAGAAATCCCCCGCAGTCGATAATGTCGCCGCCAAGAAATAACCGATCTGGCAAGAGGGCTTTGAGGTCGGCCAGGAAAGCTCCGAATGCGGCGGGGTCCAGCTTGTGCCCGTGCCAGTCGCCGGTGATGACTTCGACGCGGTCGCCCTTTAACCGTTTGTGCCGTTTGGCGGGTTCGATCTTTGGTTTTCGGGGGGTGGCCCGGGCTTTCTCGAGCTGGGTGAGGACGATGGAAAACGTCTTGTTTTTCGCGGCTAGTTCGGCGCGGAGTGTGCGGACCTTGCGCTCGAGGTCATCGACTTGCAGAGCGGAGGCGGCGGATTTCAGCATAACCGTTTGGTCGCGTTCACAATGCCGAGCTGCTGTCAAACTGTGACGGGCGGGTTCACTTGGTGGTGCTCCACATTACGAGGGTGAGTTTCTCGGCATCCGCGTAATGGTTTGCGCCGAATCTTTTCCAGACTGCTTGTTCGTAGCCTCGCTGGTTTTCGAGCGTGACCATGCGCTCGCGGAGGAGTTCCTCGGTGTAGTCGAGTCCGATCGAGTCCGGTATCCACCAGGACGCGCGGCCGTCGCGAATCGTCTCGATGTAGAGCAACCGCTTGAAATCGGAGTCGGAGTAGATAACGAGTGAGTTCCGAAATGTGCGGCCCCCTACGGTGATGTCGGTGGTGCGAACGGGTTTTGCGATGAACCGTTCGCCCGATCCCTTGCTCGGTAGGAGGTGGATGCCCCGGCGCTTGGCGTCCACGCAGGCTCGGTAAACGTGCTCGGGTTGCCAGCCGGAATCGATCAGACCGCCGTCAATACCTCGCTCACGGTCGCCGATCTTCCACCGGGCGGACGCGGCCCACTGGACCAAATCCTCCAGACCGGAAACGCGGCCATATTCGATAAGCCATGATTCGCCGGAGTCGGAGAACGCACGCACGACGTAGTTTGTAAATGCCTGTTGCACGTCTGCGCCGAGGATGATGCTGCGGACTTGCGCGCCGTCTGGCACGGTGCCGAGCGCATACGATGCACGCCGGGCGATGAGGTGCTTCTCTTCGATCTCGCTCCCCTCTTCGACAAACGGCAAGGCCATCCATCCGTTGAGAAAATCTTGCATGCCGAAAAGCTGCTGCGTGGCTTTCAGAAACTCAACGGCGATGCGCCCGAACGTGACGTCAGGGCTGTAAAAGGAATTGAGGTGGTGGCTGCGGTGCCCTCGCTCGGCGCGTGAGTTAGTCGCCTCCCATCCGCCGGCCAATAACATCCGGGGCTTGGCATGGTCCAGTATCTCTCCGCCGCAATGCGGGCAGATATAACGGGCGGTCTCCATGACTTTGTTTAAGTCCCACTTGCCCTCGGAGTCTTTGGCATCAGGAGACCAGACCAGCGTCTCTTTTTTGTGTTCAAAGAAAAAGCCGTCGCGGCAGTGCGGGCACGGGAGCTTGTAATACCGCTGGTCCCCGAGCTGAAACTCTTCCCAAAACTCATCGGCGGCGATGGTGGGCGTGCTGGTGGTGATCCGCTTGGGGTTTGAAAATGTCTTCGTGCGCTGCTTGGCGAGGGCGAGCGCGGAGGCTTCGTTTTTGGATGCGCGGGCGAATTTGCAAACCTCATCGCAAAACAGATACGCGACCGGGCGAGAAGCGAGGTTGGCCGGGGAGTTGCTGCCGACGACGTTCATCGTCATCGCGTCGAAATGCATCTCCAGCAGCTTGAATTGATCCGACGCCTGCGGCATGTGCTGCGCAAGGACGCCGTTTTCTTGGATCATCGGCTGGAACCGGGTCGATGACCACGAGCGACCCATGGCCTCGGTCGGCATCACCCACAACGCCGGGCCGGGCTCGTGATGTATAAGATAGGTGAGCCCGAGCATGGCCGTCGTCGTCTTTGCCGTCTGAGCTCCCCAGCACAGCGTGAGATCGGTGATCCGCGAATCGCCGAAACTCTCAAGCGGCTCGCGCATGTAGGGCCGGAGCTTTGTGGAAACGCGCCCCGGCATGTTCGGAGAAACGCGCGGGGTGAACTCGAGGTTTGCCTCGACCCACTCGACTACGCCGGGGGCGCGCTCAAATCGAAGCGCATCAGCGAACGGTTCTGCGAGCGGGGTCATTGCTCCGGCTGGTGATGCGGCGTGATCGGTTGGTATTTGCGAAACTGTGCGACCGCGGCGTCAAATGCCGGGGTGAATCGGTCAGTGAGCCATTCTTCGAGTGCGGCTATGGCAAACGAATGGTCAAACGGATTACACCGGGGGCCAGCTTCACGGGGCAGGTTTTTCAGCACACTCTTGAGCGGGACCACCACGCTCTTGAGCAAATCGGCAAACTCACTCGCCGGTCGCAACCGTCCGGCGGCGATCTCCGCCTGTTCTCTCAAACGCCGGGCCTCTCGAAATCGTTTTTGCGCTTCACCCTCCGCGCGTAAGTAGGCGGCGAGATTGGTATCCCGCCCTCGGATCGCATCGCGGACGATGCCCATGGTGGCCTTCCAGTTAAGAAAAGCAGCCATTTCCATCTCTTCCTCGCGGGTGCGCGTCTCCCGATTTAATGCAACGGGCTCCTCGGGTGATTGCGTTAATGGAATTAAATCCGGCATAGGTCCGACGACTGGCACCGAGGCGCGCTCCAGTTGCTCCGCCGCTCCAGCCCGCCGGGCCATAAACTCGCGCCACTCAGTAGTCTGATTCTTACGATGCCATTGCGCTGACCGAACGGCGCGGGACGTCTCCATGGAAAATCTCTTCACTAACTCGGACTGATCGCGGGCGAATCTCATTGCGTTATCGCTCTTGCGCTATGTCAAACGCAACAAATCATCGACGAACGCAACCTTGCGTGGATTCGTTACGCAAACGCACTTGCGTATCCGATCTCAAACAGACCGAAAGATTTTCCAAC